TTACGGAATTACAACCACCATTATTATAGATGTCATAGTAAGCATTGATTGCTCTACGTAAACGATCTATAGCTTTGTCTTCACAAGCTCCTTCCATTGGGATTTCCTCTGAAAGTTTATCGATGATTCCTTGGTAAGTTCCATTTCCGTTCCAATAAGTATTAGACATTACACCTTCCCCTTATAACCAAGTTGTTCCATTGCTGCAACTGGTGAACCACAAGTTTCATAACCGTACCTTTCATTGAAGTACTTAGTACCATGATCAGCAAGTTCCATGTATTTTTCAACAGTAGCATTTTTGACTAAGAAATTAACCCAAGCTTTCCAAGGCTTGTAACCGTACTTGAACCTAGCAACGAAGGCAGGCTTGTTCATACCTTTCCATGAAGGATGGGCATCAGGACAAACATCAAGCATCTTACGAGATCCGTTAAAATCTCCACGATACATTAGATACATTCCATCCCAAGTAAAATCTTCTTTGTTAAATTTAGTAGCCATAATTAATTCCTTTCCTTATTGTTTAATATAGATCTATTATAAACCATATCATAAAGAATGTCAATAGTTTTATGATAAAAATTTCATTTATTTTCATACGGAACAGAAACGAAGTCAATTACGTCTTTAATGTTCGTTGATAGGAGAAGATCTTCATATTCTTCATAATAAGATGATCTTGTGACTGCAAAGATCCAATCTTTGAAATCTGCAGCAGCCATACCTAAATGTTCCTGAGATTCTTTTCTTTCAGCAAGATCTGGAGAATTGACCCAGATACGATATCCGTTGGTCTCAAAAGATGGTAACTCATCGTTACCCCATGATGTGTTTTCCCAATTAGTAGGAATGCAGTAACCTTTCGTGTATTGGTCCCAAGTAATCATTACGCTACCTCCTGAAAGCCGAAGTTATCAACCATATGAATTTTTCCTGTAGAAGTATCTTCGATAAGATCTCCGACAGAAGTAGAATGACCTCTCATTTATCTCTTAACAGATTCGTCTTCTTCCCACAAGTTAGTGATTCTAAATACATCGTCAAGGCTATCAGCAACAACCGTGTAAGTATCAGTGAAGTATTTGAGATCTTCTGATTTGAAACCTGCCTTTCTTAAACCATGCGTATAGTCCATCTTGACTCTCCAATGATTAGACTCAGCAATTGCTCCATCCCATCCTTTTTGGTTAGGCAGTTCACGTTCTTCCTGTGGAATGGCAACTTGTTTAACGATATAGGTATTTTTCATATTTGATCCATTTGTTTAATTTATACAACCATTATATATGGTTTCATAAAGAATGTCAATGGTTTTATGAAAATAAAACGACTTTGATAGATTGGATTGTTATATGGTTATAACTAAAAAGAATAAGGAATGAAACCCGCCGATTAAGACGGATCCCATGTTTTGTCAAGCATCGATTGAGCATGACTTCTGAGTATTGGGTTTGCTTTAATTAAAACATCCAATAAGTACTGTTTTTCGTATTTGTACGCTTTGTGAAAGAACTTAGGATCGTGAGGTATAATGGTTTCGCTGTTGTGTATTAAATCAGCAACCTTTATAGTCTGACTTTCCGCAGGTCCCATCGCAAAATGATCAGCATCCATCTTTTTACGAAACGCACGGTTCCCATCTTCCTGTTCAGAAACGTTAGAACAAAAATGAACATACTCTGCAACGGTAGTGCCAAACACTTCTTTGATTTCTGAAAGCGTTACTGGTGTATCTTCAACGACGTCATGCAATAACGCAGCTGCAACCATTTCTGGTGTATGGTCAGGAATTGTTTCAATTATCTTTGAAACTCCAATAGGATGTGCAGAGTAAGGTTCTCCAGTATACTTTCGTCTTTGACCGTCGTGGGCTTTGATAGCCAACATTAACGCGTCTTGTATTAATTGTTTATCTTTCATGGGTTAATTATATACCATTGTGAGAGACTTGTCAACTACTTTTTGATAAAATATGCCATGAATTCTGATGGTAAATTCCACCAGTCACTAGCAAGAATAAGTTCGTCGTTCCACATTCCTTTTCTATGCTTCTCTTCTTGATATCTCAAACGGCCTTCTTTTTCATATTTTTTGAGGAATTCATTACGGAACTTAATCATATCACGATTACCTGAGTCCGCATGACGACGATGTATTTCAACTGAAATATGACCAACGTTATTATAGATCCAATCAAAGTTTTCTTCCGTTAAGATATCGTACTCTCCACCTTCACAATCAATTTTGAGAAAGTCGATTTTTTCTATACCATAATGTTTAATGAATTCTTTAAAACGAAAACGTTTAAAATCTCCAGAACTATCACCGTCGTAGATATGAGTAATATGATCGTCGTGATTCATAATAGCAGCATGACATGGAACTACTGGTGATTCAACCGCATTGATAACATAAGGAAGAGTATTGCTTATTGCTGTTTTTAATAGATGCTGATTTGGTTCGACCATGTATACTTTACTTGCACCAGAGTCGAGAGCATGACAGCTGAACATACCAACACAAGTACCAATATCAACTACGATATCACCTTCTTGTACTTGACCCCACCATTCATAATCCTTATTAATAAAGAATTCTTTTCTCATGTTTGCTACATGATCCTTGTCGAGAAAGCCCATGTCCATATTTTTGTTTAGCGTATTGTGATTCATAATCATATCCTATTAATGTATTAGTTGACTTCCTTCCGCAACTAACCCATCTATCATATCAAATGTTTGGTCGCCGTGTCCTGACTTTATTAAATCAACGACGGTCGGAAATTCTGTTTCTGTTTCAACTGTCAATGTGGACAGCTGCTTTTGTTTTTTGGGTGGGAACATATCTACTATATAATTACGAGCAGTTCTTTCAGTTTTAAAACTACAAACATTAGTTATACCGAAAGGGTTGTTAGCCGCAAAGGTTGCATAGACTCTGCCGTCATCCTCCATGCCTAGGTCATATCCATTATATGTACCAATAAACACACCCATGTTATTATCCGTTATTATGTACCTTATCTTTTTCATAGAGCTCTTTATATGTTGACCTTACAGCTTTAAAATGATCATTGTAATCAGCAGGCTCAAACTCAAACACTTGAGGTTCATTACCATCAACTCCAATGAATATCACTCCTTTCTTTACTTTATTACCAGTCATTTCTTCAAATGCTTTTGCGTAGAAAGATACTTGCATATAATAGTTTAGAATCCATTCTACTTTCTTTGGCTTCCTTGATGTCTTAAAATCAATGACCGCAAGTTCTCCATTCCATTCAGCAATACAGTCAACTTGACCTGCGGTTTGTAATTCGTTAGAATAGAGGAAACACTCCTGGTACCAAATATTATTTATCCGTTCATCCAATATAGGTTTCATTGTGTTGAATAGATGAACATTGGCAGGCATATGTTTTTTCGCAAAATCTGGATCGTTATCTAAATAATCTTCGCAGAGTTTATGAACGGCAGTACCACGTCGAGCAGCTTGAGTTGAAATTTTATTCGCTTCTGCATGACCAACACGATCTCTCCATTTTTGTATATCCTCTTTACCGAGAATACCTAAGACAGTCGTAACTGAGGGATAACCAGCACCAGACGGAGTTTGGTAAATACGTTTACCATCTACGGATGCTCGAGTTAATTTTTCGAGGACAGGCGCCTCGGGATTGTGTTCAAATTTAAAATTCATAATATAAGTTCCAATAAGTTGAGTAGAAAAGGTGGCCTTTCGACCACCCTTTCGATTTAAGCCACCATACGAGGCTTGAGAACAGTTGTCTCCTTTGCTATAATGTATTCTTTAACTAAACCGCTTCTTACGATATCTTCAATTCCGAATTGAACTACCTTAAAAGAATCGGTCATACGAGATAGGACCTTGAGAAAATCTTCGAGTCCTGAAGTGTCATGTTTGTGTCTAGTTCCAGCAAGATCATCCTGAGCTGTATCACCACAGAATATGATTCTTGACGAATCGCCAACTCGAGTAATGATACTATCGAGTTCGTGATAAGTCATACTTTGACATTCATCTACAATAATAATAGAATTATCAAACGTTAAACCTCTAACGAACGATGATGTCATAAATTTGACGGAAGACTTTTGAGATAAGATACTCCATGCGTCTCCTCGGCCAAATAAGTCATTTACTATATCAGCATAAGGTAAAGCGTATACTGCTTCTTTTTGCTGTAGAGTACCAGGCATAAAACCTTGTTCTCTTGTTTGGACTGCAGAACGAACAATAATAACTTGATGGTAATTATCATTACTTAGTATATCACATAAGCCTAGATAAAGACCACACATTGTTTTTCCTGTTCCTGCCGTACCAATTGCAGCAATATTATACCCAGCGTTATAACTATCGAAAAATTCACCTTGGGTATCCGTTAAAGGACGAATCTGATTCATACTGAATTTAGTATCCATTCTTGAACCTTCTTTTTCCTTTCTCGACAATTTTTTATCCTTTGATGATATACGACGTGCTCTTGACATAAAACCTCCTTTGCATCAACAGATGTAAGAAGCAATTAGAATTACTTCCAATCGTTGATTTTGTTTCCAGTGTATGATTTGTTTTGTTTCATTGATGTAAGTATATCACGAAAACCTTGGTCGGGTTTCATCCTTCCAAGGCGCGCAGACTCAATCACGGGTTGTCCGCTAAGAATGACAGATTTTAAATGAGGGTTATCTTTTTTGAACTGGTCTATCGCGGACATCGACATGAACTTCTCGATTCGCTCACCAGTTGTTTTATCTTCAAAGGTATATGTAGGCATTAGTATCCAATCTTATATTCCATAATAGTATTTATACGATTGACTCGTAGATTTCTTTCCAATTTTTAACTTTTACTATATCATTATTGGTATAGTCTTTATTAAAATCATGTTCAATCAGAATTGCTCTGAGTCCTAAGTTTGCGCCACATTCAGCATTGAGAGGTTTATCTTCAACCCAGATACATCCGCTATCTTTGTAAGGTAATAGACCTTCGTCTTTATCATCCCCACAGTCTAAACAGATTAGTTCTTCAAACACACCTTTACCAAATAATCTTTCAAGATTTTCCATTCTTGCTTTCTTGGCGTATTCATCTGTTGATAACGAAGTGATACAGTGGAATATGTATCCTTCACTATGTAGCTTTTTAACGTATTTGATAGCATCACCTAATGCAGGTAGGAATCCAATCCTAGCTGATTCATTAAACTGTCTAACAAGCATTCTTGATTCAGTTTTTGTGATATGAAAAGTAGTAGCAACATCGTAGACGCCTTCTTCCATTGCTTCAAGGCCATTACTTTCTGCCATCCACTTATAGAATGCGTATTTCCAATCAAGGAGAACACCATCGCAATCTACGAGGATTAGTTTGTCTTTTCTGTGGTCCATATTATTCCTGTTCTTTATTAATTTATAGTACCATTATACAACAGTATACTATGAATGTCAACAACTTTATGAAAGAAAAGTTCTTTTATTAGACAATTTATGCTTTTGGAGGTCTTTCCTTGCCTGATTCTTCTTTTTCTTCTGTTGTTGATCTTGTTTCTTAAAATCTTGCCAGTCTTCAGAATGGACGGTTGATTTGCTCCGCCGAGGCATGTGCATTTCCTTTTACTTAAAGTTAAGTGGATCTGTGAATAGTGTTGGAAAAGCCGATTCCAATGTTTTCTTTGTAAGTCCTTTAATTGGAGTATGCGAAATCATATTCTCTGATAACATATTTGCATCTGGAATGTATAGGTCTTCAAGTAATTGAATAAACAATGCTTCTCTTCTATTCGTATTAAGGGCGTCGTATCCACCACCTAAAAAGAAAATTCTCAAACGTCTTGCTTCTCTATATAACAAAGTTTCAAGATCAACGAGCTCATTCTCTTTGAATGGTGGTTTACTATCAGGTACTAAGAACTCGATATCTTCATCGTAAATTAAACGAAGAACTTGTCTTAATGGTATAGTGTCGTGTTTTTGTAAGTGCTCGACTTTTCCTTTTACACTTTTTTCTTTTGCAGATGTATTGATTATATCTGCGATTGCTATTCTTAACATATTAAAAATCCTGTATATCACCAATCAAATTTTTCAACTTTTGTTTAATGAAGTAATTGAATAAGTGAGACCTTCCCACCTCTTCTTGGTTATTATATTCCTCAAGAATAT